CAAATCGCTAGCGGTATTGCTCTACAAACAGAATTCCAATTATTAAACGCAAGATTATCAGAAAAAGCAGATTATTTAGAAAATGCTGAAGAGCATATTTGGGGATTATTTGCACAATGGCAGGATAAAGAATGGGACGGAAAAGTAGATTATCCAGATACTTTTGATATTAGAGATTGGGCGAATGATTTACAATATCTTCAAATGGCTAAATCTAGTGGAATAAAATCAGAAACATTCAACAAAGAATTAGATAAACAAATCGCAGAAGCAGTTATTGATGATAATGAAATGATAAAAAGAATTAATGATGAAATAGATTTGACTAGAACTGTAAGGGGACAATTTCAAACAACTGAAGTAGAGGGGCAAACGGTAGGTGGCGAAGAAGAAGAAGAAACGAGTTAGAAAAGTTCCAAGAGATAAAGATACAGATGTTCCAAAAAAATATCTATCTGGATTAAAAGGAGCAAAAAAAACTAGAAGAGCTAATCTAATTAAAAGAGTTTCTTCTATCTATAAATCCGGTGGGTTTATTCCTAGAGGATTATTAAGGAGTAGGACTAAAGCATAATGGCTAGAAAATTTAGAAAACCTTTATCAGCAGCTACTTTAAGAAATCTAAAAGCAAAAGCAAAAAAATCAAAATTATTTAATCTTGCAGATCTAAAAGCTTCATATCGTCGAGGACAGGGAGCATTTTTATCAGGTGGAAGTAGACGAGTACCTATGGCAGCCTGGGCCATGGCTAGAGTCAACAAATTAATTAGTCGTGGCCGATCTGGAACATTTGATAAGGATATAATCGCAAGAGCTAGCAAACGAAAAAGAAAAAAATGAGTGCTCCAAGTTTATCTCTATTAAAAAAAAAAATAAGGCAAAAAAAAAGATTAGGATCAACAGAAATGTCCTCAGCAATAGCAAGAGGATTAGTTGCTCGTAAATCTGGTAAATTTAAAGGGAAGAAAGTAAAAAGTAAAAAATACGGAGGTCCTGCATAATGGCTACTTATCAAGGAAGAAAAGTAAAATTAGGAAAACCATTTAGGACTCCTGGACAATCTAAAAAATTTGCAGTTTATGTAAAAGATAAAAAAACAAATAATGTAAAAAAAGTTCGTTTTGGTGATCCAAATATGAGTATAAAGAAAAATATTCCTGCAAGACAAAGATCATTTTTAGCTAGAATGGGTGGAGTCTTAAAACAAGTTAAAGGTCAAAAAACCTTAAGTCCTGCATATTGGTCTATTAGAGCTTGGAAGAAAAATTTTCCTTTATAATGAATGTCAAAAATACTAGATAAATTAGCAGATCAACATGAAGAACGAATTGTAAATACATTATATCGTTTAGAAGAAGATGTTGTAAAAGCAGTCACAAGAGCAACAAAAGGAAGTCTTGATACTGTTGATATAAGATTAGCAATTCAATTAAGACCAGAATTAAAAGCAATAGTAGAATCAACCTATCTAAATGAAGCTGATCTAATAATTAATGAAGAATACAACAAAATAGCAAAAGAAGTTCTTGATACATTTGGGGAAATGCCCATTGATCCTAAATTTAAAAATCTAACTCAAGTTGATTTAGATACTCTTAACGCTTTGAAAACTCAAGTATTTGAAGGTTTTGAAGATGTTGCAGAACGATTTTTAAAAGAAATAAATGATGAAGTTTATCAAAGTTTTATAGCAGGACGGCCATTTGACGATATGGTTTCAAATATTAGAGGACATATCAACGGAGTTTATCAAAGATCAAATAGTGCAGAAATCAATGAATTAGTTGATTTTATTAATGAAAATAAGTTTGATCCTACAAAAAAGAAACAAGTCGAAGATGCAATTAGAAAACTTCATACTGAATATGCTGCAGATAGAGCAGGAAATAATATGAGAAGATATGCAAGTCAAATAGCTCACGATTCAGTAATGCAATTTCACGGCCAATTTACTATTAGAAAAGCAAAAGAGAGTGGACTAAATCATTTTCAATATGTTGGGACATTAGTTCGAGATTCTAGACAATTCTGCAGAGGTATGGTAAACAGAACACTAACCGAAAACGAAATTAGGGAAAAATGGCGTAATGAATCCTGGAGTGGCAAATCAACCGGCGATCCGTTTATAGTTAGAGGCGGATATCGTTGTAGGCATACATGGATTCCTACCGATCCTAATTGGAAAATATAAAAGGGAGTATTAAATGGCAGAAGAAAATCAAGTAGAACAAACTACGGAAACAAAGGTTGAAGAACAACCCAAAGAACAAACAACTGAAACTGTAAATTCAAATACATTTTCAGAAGAAGATGTAAATAATATAGTCAAACAACGATTGGCTAAAGAAAGAGCTTCGATATACAAAAAATTAGATGTTGAAGATTTAGATACTGCAATCAATGCAGTAAGATCAACAAGAGAAGCTGAAGAAAAACAAAAAATACAAAAAGGCGAATTCGAACAAATCCTCAAAGAGAAATCGGAGGAGTTCAATAAAAAATATACAAGTTTAGAAAGCG